ACGGAGAAGACGGAGAAGATGCTCCTCAAATATCTGAAATAATTGTAAGAAAAGACATAAACCACGAGAGATACTATTTCGTATTTGTTATGAGCGACGGGGAGAGAATAAGGTCTAACACCTTTTATATGCCCGAGGCCCAGGCCAGTGGTGGCGGCTCTATTGTAAGTAGGAGCTTGATTCAACTACTCCAAGATGGGGCCCTAGTAGCTTCTTCCAATAAAGTCAATTTTACTGGAGACGGAGTTACTGTTACTGAGGGCGTTGAAGGGCAAGTCGATGTAGACATAGCGGCCGGAGGAGGCTCTACTCTTCTTGTCAACACAGTGGATACATCGGAGTTAGAGTTTACAGGTGACGGCGTAGTTATCACCGACGACGGGCTAGGGACAACTACTGTAGACATCCCCGCTAGTCAAGCAGATATTCAGATTTGCGATGAAGGCGAGTTAATAGCGAGCTCTGTACAGAAAATAGACTTTGTTGGAGACAACATAACTGCCTTCCCAGTTGTCCCTATGTCAGAGTGGGACGCACTTTCAGATGTAGAGCCAAGTCTTTCAGAGTACGATAAAAACAACACTGCAAGTCAAATAGAAGTGAGAGTAGATGTTCCTGACGCGAGTTTGCTCAAGGATGTAGATTGCGAGGCCAGTGTATATGTAGGTTCTTTTGTCTATGTAGACAGCGGCTCACTTGCTAGGAATGCTTTAGCAGATACTTATAATACATCTAACGTCGTGGGATTAGTAGAGGCCAAGAGTTCATCTACTAAATGCGATATTAGATTTAATGGTCTGTCAGGGCCTATATATTCGGGGCTTAATCCGGCAGAGGATTACTACTTAAGTGACACTACTCCAGGGGAAATATCCAGCACTGTGTCCACTACGTCAGGACACATAAAAATAAGAGTTGGACAGTCTTTCGGACAAGATAAATTCTTATTTGTCAAAGGCGAAAGGGTGGTGAGGCTATGACTATAAGAAATTTTGAATATACAGATGTAGACGGAATTAAAAAAGAGGCGAGCGCATACACAACTGGCTCTTTTGTTACTACTTCTACTCCTGACTCTCCAGCTATTACAGGTTCAAATGGGAAGTTTGACGCTTCTTTAATTCCTTCACAAGTAGCTGCCAAAGCGGCCAGTCTCATTATAGACAGAGTGGCCTCGGAGCAAATATTTGCAGGGGATTTAGTTTATTCTACAGGCACAAATGAAATTGGCATGGCCGACAACTCAATAGACCTTGACGAAGCAAAGGTTATGGGCCTGGCCCTTAATGCTGCACTACAGACTGAGACAGTAGAGGTTCTTATTTTAGGAGTAGCAAACTCTATAGACTACTCAGTTTTTACAGCGAATGATATTTTATTTCTTGACGAACTGGGCGGGATTACTAATGTAAGACCCACAGTCCCGGATGCAAAATATTTAGTTCAAGCAGGTAAGTCCCTTGGAGGGAATGAAATACTGGTAGAAATAAAACTACCGACAGTTTTAGGAGGGTAATATGGCCACGACAAAAAAGAGAACAAGACCAACTGAGAAGAAAACAAAAAAGAAAACAGGAAAAGAATCGGCCAAGGTCGAGAAAGTTAATACTCATCTAAGTGCAGATCACTTAAGAGTTATAGAAATAACTGACAGAGACATTAGAATAAGTAAGTTGGAAATGGGGAATGAAGAGCAAGCATTAAACAATATGGTGTTGTCACTCAGGCTACTGGAGTCTAAAATAGAGAAGCAGCGAGAAGTTGTGGCCTCTAGAGCGCAAAGGTACGAAGATGCCAAGAAGCGTTATACTGTCTTGAAGAAAGAAATATGGCCACAGTATGGATTTGGGGAGAATGAAGGTTTAGGGTTCAATCCCGACACTGGAGAAATTGTAAAACAATAAACTATAATCCACAGGAGGGATTAAAATGGCAGATATTAAAGTAATTTATGTGAATGCAGACAGCCTATATGAGGAACACTCAGAGGCCAATGATAGTATTAAAATGCAATCATTGAAAACTGCCAACTTCGAACTTACAGACACTAAGCTTGGGAATCTAGTTGATGGTGCCGACGCCAATGACGAGCATATTCACGATGCCAGATACTATAGAGAGGACGAACATGTCTCTACTTCAACTGGAGTTAGTGAGGCCAACCTTCCTGTTATACTTGATGCTGGAGGAAAACTAGACGAGTCTTTAATCGACCCTGCCGCCCTAGCTGGCACTCTTGACCACGGACTTCTAACTGGCCTTGGCGATGACGACCATACTCAATACCTATTAGTAGACGGAACTAGAGATGCGACAGGACTCCTAAGCTATAGTTCTGCCCTTGCTATTAGTGCCGACACAAATCTTGTCCATAAGAAATATGTTGATGACCTTTTCTCTGGTCAAGAATGGCAAGACTCAGTTATAGACAGAGCAATTACTCCTCCAGGCTCTCCGAGTACAGGAGACAGATACTTAATTGACGCTTCTCTTGGGACCGCTACTGGTGCCTGGGTAGGACAAGAAGACTCTATTGCAGAATGGGACGGAAGTGCCTGGGTTTTCACTGCCCCTACTACTGGTGCATTTGTCTCTGCCGATGATGAAAGTGACAGACTTTTTCTCTATGACGGTACCAACTGGGTAGCAAAACTTTTTGAGTCTACAACTGCATCTACTGGCCTTGAGAAAGTAGGACTTGATATTCGAGTCGCTTCTTCGATTGCTGGCGACGGGCTTGCTTTTACAGCGGGTGTTCTTAGTTCAAACGTAGACGACACTACTATTGAGATCGACACAGATATTCTCAGAGTTAAAGCAGACGGGATTAATGACACACACATAGACTTTGGAACGGGAACTAATCAAGTATCAGGCGAGGACATTCCTCTTCTAGACTCTGGAGCATTCTTTGCGACAGATAATGTAGAAGCTGCTCTTCAACAACTTGCAGGAAGTATTGAAAATGTTGGCACTGACTACACTGTGGGCACAGGCGGGGTAACTGCCGGAGACTTAGTTTATGTCTCATCTAACGACACGGTTCTACCATTTTCTACTTTGTCTAATCCTGACTATTGCGTAGGGATTGCTCTTAGCACTGAGACAGCATCTTCTACAGTCAAGGTACTATCGAATGATACTGTAGTTACTGGAGTGATAACAGGAGCTACTCCTGGGGCCAAATATTTCTGGGACGGAAGTGCGATTGTTGCTACTGCCCCTACTGGCTCTGGTAGTACAGTCTGGCAAGTAGGCGTGGCCAAAAACGCTACTGACCTTCACGTAGAAGTCAGACAGATCAAACGTAACGCGTAACCTGATTAAGGGGCGGCCTATGCCGCCCCTTTATAAAGGAACTTAATGGCAGATATTAAAATACTCTTTGTAAATGACGACAATCTATATGAGGGTCACTCAGAGAGTGAAGACAGTATTAAACTGCTTTCTTTAAAAACTGCTAACTTCGAACTTACAGATGAAAAGCTCGGGAATTTAGTAGACGGTGCCGAGGCAGACGATGAGCATATTCATGATGCCAGGTACTACAGAGAGAACGAACACATATCTATTTCAACTGGAGTTAGTGAAGCCGGACTCCCTATCGTGCTTGATGCCGGGGGAAAACTAGATGGCTCTTTTTTAGATATTGAAGCAGACCTCATAAGCTTCCTCCAAGCACCCTCCCAAAATACGGCAGAGGGAGACAATCTCCAGGAGTTAATAGATAGATTGTGTCCTGCATCTGCCACTCAAAAAGTAGACTACAATGCAGACGGCACAGTAGATAAAGTAACTGTCTATAAGAACAGTACGCAGATTGCTGCCAATAGAAGACTTCTCCACACATTTACTTATGACGCTCAGCTAAGAGTGACGACCGAGGTAGTAGATATTTTTACTTTTGACGACGGCACTAGCATAGCTAAAACAACAACTTTCACATATAGTTACAATACGGATGGAACACTAGATACTTCAACTCAGGCGACCGTATGATTAACAGCGTTTTCAAATTTGTACAAGGTATTGTAAATCTACGTGGTGCTACGGATGATACACGCATAGGGAATGTAGAGGACAGATTAAAGACAGAGTCTAAGCTAACGTCAGGAGTTAGTAATCCTTTATTTGATGGGTATGACAGGCAAAGAGTTTCACAGCCGGAAGTAATTTATGATGCCAGATTTATATATGACTTAAGACCTCTACTGACTACTAGCTTCACGACCTCTGGTGGTACGATAACTCGGGACGCTAACACCTCTTCTGCTCAGATGAATGTCACAACTACAAATGGGTCGAGGTCAACTTATCAGTCAAAAGAATATATCCACTACATACCTGGGCAGACATTTGAGTCTTACATAACGGGAAGATTCAGTGCTAACTCTGCTAACAGAAAGCAAAGACTCGGCTCTTTTGATAATTCAAACGGGGTGTTTTTCGAATATGAGGATGGAGATATATATACAGTAAGAAGGACATCGACTTCTGGGTCAGTAGTTGATAGTAGGACTATAAGCTCAAGCTGGAACATTGACAAAATGGACGGCACAGGCCCTAGTGGATTAACTCTAGACCCAGATAACCAACAAAACTATTTTATTAGATACCAATGGAACGGATCTGGACCTATTATTTGGGGCCTAAGAATTAACGGCATTGTGATTTATGTACATAAAGAACAATTTTCAAACACAGAAGAAACTCCTTGGGCCTCAACGGGAGACTTCCCTGTCAGGTCAGAAGTTATAAACACTGCAACAGCGGCCAACAGTGCCACATTGAACATACAATGTTTTTCTGTATTGTCTAATGGCGCAGTGTTTAAGGCCATACAAAGTCACGCTATTGGAAGAAGTAACGACGCGGCCATAAACAACAGTGTTTTCAGGCCATTGATTTCTATAAGGTTGAAGGCGGCCTACAATAGAGGACAGATACTATTGCTAGAGCCTCATGTGTTTGCTGACGGCACAGACAACTTAGAATGCCAAGTGGTCCTAAACGGAACGCTTACAGGAGCAAGCTGGGTGGACGTTCCAGGAAACTCCATTGCTCAATACTCCCAAACTGCAACTGCTATTTCTGGAGGGGATGTGCTTTTTAATTTTTACGTCAGGGGCAACTCTTCAAGCGACACTTCTAAAGTTGAGGACTTATTGAAATTAGTTAGTGACTACGCAGGAGTATCCGACACGCTTACCTTAACTGCCAAGTCTTTAGACAACAATGCAGATGTCAGAGGCTCTCTAGTTTTCGACGAGGTATTTTAATGTTTAATTTAAACTATAGTGAATTTACAAGCTTAATAGATAACGGGACAATAACATACAGGCACCTAGAGTTTGAGAACAAATACGTTTTGATGGGATATGACGACTCCTTTGAATGTACGTGTAAATTATTTAAGCCTTCTAGTGATGCTACTGACTATGAGGAAAAGTACAAAGAAAAAGGACTTAGTAAATTAAACACTAAGTCCGACATTCAAAAAGCTTTGCCTGTGATTATATTGAAATCAGAGGATGACTCTTTTGCTAGGGCCACTCACGACTTCTGTGATCGCACAACTTGGTACACAGAGTCAGTTAGAGTGGAAGGAGAAGTACCGACACTAGACACTGGGCTTACTTATTCTCTAGCAAACCCAAATGTAATTGACGTAGTAAATAAGAAAGTAAACAGGCAAGACACGCTGCCTCAATACAGGATTGTCGTCTATGACGATGGCGTTGAAATAAGCGCATACACAGTCAATCACGCAGAGGGTAAGATAACACTAGATGGCACTCCTAGCGGAGCTTTAACTGTAGACTATAGTTATGAGAACGGGTCAGAGTGGATTATTCAACCCCTGAGCGGGAAGGTTTTAATTATCGAACACTCTGAAATACAGTTTGCTATAGATGTAAGTATGACTTCCCCGTTGAGGTTTGAGATATGGGTATATAACCCGCTATTTAATCCTGCAAGTACCATATTGCCAGAAGACCCGACGTATAATCCAATGGCCGATGCACCTAGAAACCAGCTTAGGTTCCAGTTTCAAAATGTACAATACAATGGAATGAAGGACTTAGTGAATGAGGCAAACTTAGGTACGGGTACTATTCCAGCGATAGACGACCTACCTGAGTGTGTTGTATTTCCATTTAACTATGCATCTATTAAGGCCCTGAAAAGTTCACAAGGCGCGCAGATTAGAGTTACTTCTGTAGGAGATGCAGAAATCTCAGGCTCTTTTGGGACGGCCACTTTCTACTGTTTAACTAAAGACGAGGAGTAAGGACTATGACCAGAGCAGCTATATTTATAATTGTCACAATACTGGCCATTGCTATTTTTGACACATACTTGATTTTAGACGAAGGAACTAACGCATCTATTTCAAATCAACTTATAGAGTGGAGCTACGACTACCCAGCTTTTACTTTTATAATGGGATTTGTAATGGGTCATTTGTTTTGGGTTATAAGTAATAGAAAAAGAGATAAATAGGAGAATTGCATGCCTTTAGTATCTTTGGCCGATATGAAAACACACCTAGGAATTACCACAGCGGACTATGACGCATTCCTAACTGACCAGTTGGAAGTTATTTCCAGCACAGTCGAAAATTATTGTGGGCGTAAGTTTGAGCGGGCAAGCTATGTGCAGACATTTTACTGGGATGATTTCAGAGTACCTCAAAAGTATCTCTATATGTTTCATTACCCTATTATATCCCTAGACTCTGCCACCATAGGTACAGAAGATATTTTGGCGCAACTACGTTTCCATAAACCTTCTGGGAAGGTCACAAGAAATAACAGACAGCTATTTTCTTTTTATAGTGAAGAAGAAATAGTCTTTGAGTACGACGCGGGGTTTGACGAAATACCCCCCATCATTACCTCCGTTGTAAAGAACTTAGTTGAGGAGAGATATAATAAAAAGATTTCCGGCGTAGATTTAAACTTTGGCCGAGACGTACAGCAAATATCAATTCCAGGTACAATTAACGTGTCCTTTGACTACACCCTCCAGGCCAACGATAGGTCTAGAAGGTTTGGGCTTATCTTGGGAGACTATGGGAACGTGCTTGACCCTTTTAGAAGTGAGCGTCCAATAGTCGGCTCCATAAAGGAGAACTACGTTGAATAACTTGAACAGCGCATTTAACGTCGCTCTAAGTATTACAGGGTTTGACATTCTTTGGGAGAGGCCAGGAGAAACTCCTGAGACAATTAGAGTCTCAAGCTCTAACTACTCTAGAAACATGGATGGCCCGGCCGATATTATAATGGAAGGCCGAGAGTTTATTATAGCTTTTTCAGAAGTCAAAGACAGTGCCTTACTCCCACCTAAGAGAGGGGATAGGTTAGTTGATGAAAGTACGGCGGGCTATGGGATAAATGTCATTAGACACATAGAGTTAATGAAAGGGCTCGGCGGCGAGATCATAGGCTACAGAGTAAGGACTGATTAGTATGACACTAGAAATACAAATCAAAGAAAAAGGGAAGAACGCACCAGTATATGAGATAGAGACGGATTTTGGTGGCACTAGGACACTAGAGGATTTACTCTTATTTACCAGAAATGCACTCATAGCTGTTTCAGACAAAGTTTTAGAGGAAGAGCAGGCCAAAGGATTCGACAAAAACCCAGTAGTCATTGTCGATAATCGGGTAGGCAAGCCAGTAGATCAAGTAAAACCTCTAGGCAAGATCGAGTATAAATCAAAAATTTCTGTGGGCGTAGCGGCCATAGACCTCATGAAAAATATCGAAAAAAGGACTCCAAAAAACACTGGACTATATGCGAGTCAAAACTTAGTGTTTTTCAACTCTGTTCAAATAGCCAGTAGTTCTGAGGAGTTAGCTACTTGGTTTGCCAACCCTCCAGAGTTTAAAGATGGAGACAGACTTAGATTTCTAAATGCTGCACCCTACGCACATGCTCTTGAAAGATATGGGGTTACTGCCCAGCGAAGAAAGAGATCGACCAGGAAGTCTAAAGATGAAAAACAAAGAAGTGGCTCTAGGGTTTTAAAACCTAACGGAGTTTATCAACTAAGCTATAGATCGGCTAAAAGAAAATATAAGGGAAACATTAAAATTAAGTTTGAAATACTTCCTGGCCAGTATCTAGGGATTACTCAGCCTTTGCCTCCTAGTTCAAGACAACAATTCAGGGCTACTTACGACCCCAAAGGCAAGTTCAATAAGGGATTTTATATGTATCCTTCCATACTACTAGACATTACCACACAAGGAATAGTTCAATGAGTGCAAGCTATGTAAGAGATCAAATTGAAAGTTTCATAGCGGCAAATGCCCCTACAGAAAACTATATAGATTTAACTGCCGAGTTTAGGGAGTTAGACGAAATGCTTAATGACTACTCAATTGGCAGAAATGACCCTTGGCTTGGAGTACAGTTTATCGGAAATGGCGAGGAGCCAATTACGGTTCCGGCCACAAACGACTCAGGTAAATATAGGGAGCTCGGTGTTGTCTATTTCCATATAGTAGGAGTGGCCGCCATAGGGGCAGGGACTAGTATTTTATCTCGTGCTGAGACGTTAAGGAATTTACTTAGAGGTAGAAGAATTGGTAAGATTAGAGTCAATAGCGTAGCTCCTCCTAATTTTGAGGCAGGGGCCACTCTACAGTTTGAAGGTGGATGGACTTCTGCGAGTTTACTTGTAGACTATGAGTACGATCTTGACCTTTAAGAATGCTTTAAGCAAAATGAAATAAAATGTAAATAAGGAGATTTTCCATGAGTTCGTCCAACCTAGTCAAAGTATCCCTAATTGAGGAAACCGCCCTCGGGGAAACACCCGCTACAGGCAATTTTAAAACTGCTAGATTCACTTCCGAGTCTTTATCAGGTACGCCCGAAACAACTGAGTCTGCTCAGATTAGAACTGACCGATTATCTAGTGGGCAAGTTGTTACTGGCCTCACAGTCGGTGGAGAACTTAACTTTGAAGCGGCCAAAGAAGAAGTCGTAGAATCATTTATGGAGTCTGCTTTATTGAGTGACTTTACAACTTCTACCGCTGTGTCAGTTGACCTAACTGTAGACAATACTGCTAAGACAATCACTCGCGCCGCTGGAGACTTCAACGGAGAAGTGGCAGTTGGAGACTTTGTAGTGCTTGCAGGATTTGATGACGCAGGAAACAACACAGAAATTATGGTTACTGCCATCAACTCTGCTACTGAAATCAAATATGTTGGACCAGAAGGAATGGTAGACGGGACAGGGACTACTACTTCTTTCCAGGTGTGTGACAAACTATCAGTTGGTATTAATAAGAAATCTTTTTCTATGCAAAAGTCTTTCGAAGACTTAACCGACAAGGCCATTAATTATAAAGGTATGCTTGTTAGTAATATGTCATTAAACGTATCTTACGGCGAAATTGTAAATGGTACTTTCGGCTTTAGCGGCGTTGCGTACCAGCCAGTAGAAGTGGCCGGAGACTTTATCACAGACTCTAGGACAGTAGACAGTCCTGCTACAACTAACTCATTAAACGGCTCAATTGATATGCCACACATATCATCTTCTGCCGTAGGTGATTTACAAGAAGCAGAGTTCTGTATTCAATCACTGGAAGTTAGCCTAGACAACAATCTCACTGCTCAAACTTGTATTGGAGAAAGTGCCCCAGTAGATTACTCTCCTGGCACAGCGGCCATTTCAATTAGTCTTACTGCTTACTTGGCAGATGACAACTGGGATATTCTCGCTAAAAAACTTACTCAAACTCCTTTTTCTATCGGCTTTCAGCTTAAGAACGAAGACGGCTACTATGGTTTTTTCTTCCCAGCTATTCAGGTGTCTTTTGAAGACCCTGCATCTACTGGGGCCAACGAAGATGTGTTCTTAAATATGACGGGAACTGCAAAAGTTGGAGCTAACGGCGAGTCCTCTATGCTTATTTACAGGGCCCCAACCGTATAGTATAAATAACTCATTGCTCCTTCTTAGGTTCTAACCTCCCCCTAAGAGACTCCACGAGTACGGCCCTGCGGACACACCTCCCGCAGGGCCTTTTTTCTCTTGACTGTATATTGCCTTAGAGAAAGAATGGCACCTCAATCTATAGGAGGATTTCATGAAAACTAATTTAGACAACATCTACAAGACTGATTCATCAATGGAGAAAGATGGAATTTGGTTCGCTATTACTGACGAAACTCAATTCTTAGTTAGAAGATTTGGCGGTGCCAATGCTCAAAAAGTAAAGCAGGCCACGGCCAAATACTACAAGCCATTTGCTCGCCAGGTAGAAAATGGAACTATGAGTGCTGAAAAAGAAAAAGAAATCTTAGTTCGCTCTTTTGTCGAGTCTTGCTTAGTAGACTGGAAGGGAGTTGAGATTGATGGAGAGGAGCAAAAGTTCGAGAAAGAAAAAGCGATTGAGCTTTTTTGTAACTTGCCTGATCTGTTTGAGAGCATATATGAGTACGCTACGGCCACTAGTTCGTATCGAGAAGACTTGGGAAACTCCTAGCCCGATATGTCAGATGGTCTATGAAGTGGGGGCCTAAAATCAAAAGTGGATTCTACCACAATCTTGAAGCCAAAGGCCTTTTAAGAGAAGGGGAAAGGATGCCAGAAGTAGGGCCCTACTCATTCTATCTTGAGGCATTTAGGGAATTAAGCAGTTGCCGCACTGGGTCAATGGGTCCATCGCCCATTCCCTTTTCAGCTATAAGAGAGTACGCTAGTATTTATATTGAAGAAGGACCAGACGAGTTTGAAGATTTCCTATATCTAATTCGCTGCATGGACGATGCGTATTTAGAGGACAGTGAAAAGAATGGCAGTGCAACAAGCAGCGAGAGTAATAAAAATACAAGTGGACACAAAAGGGGCCGAAGGTCTTAAGCGTGTATCCCAACAACTAGGCAAAGTCTCGAAAGATGTAAAGCGGACGGCCAATGTTGCCACTCGATTACAAAGGGCCTTTGGTGCCCTTGCCGCTTTTTCTTTTGCGGGCTTTGGAATCGGGAGACTAGTCCGTGCGTCCGATGAAATTCAACTTTTAAGAGATAGAATTACCGCCTTTGAAGGAAGTGCAGAACTTGCCAATATGCGCATAGAGCAGTTGGCCGAAGTGGCCAACACCACGGCAGCCCCTCTAGGCGTGCTTGCTACTTCCTACAACAGACTTGCACTTGCACTTACTGATACAGGCATTAGTGGCGAGGCATTACTCGGGATTACAAAAGCACTCCAACAATCTTTTAGGATTGCCGGGGCAGGGATCGGAGAAATACGTGGGGCAGTAATCCAGCTTTCACAAGGTTTAGCATCGGGGCAACTCCGAGGCCAGGAACTGAGATCGGTCCTAGAGGCCAACGCAGTTATAGGTGGGATACTCGCAAAACAACTTGGAGTTACCCGAGGGGAGTTACTTAAATTCTCAGAGAAAAGAGGCGGTATTTCTGCACAGGAAACTATTGCTGCACTAAGTAATAACTTTGATTCTTTAAATAAAAGAGCGGGAAACCTTTCGCTTACTATTGAACAGACTTTGGCCATTGCGTTTAACAAACTCCAAGTTGGAATACTAAGGGCCAATGATGCTCTAGGGATTTCTAAAGGGTTTTCTAAAACAATTTTATTTTTAACGGAGAATGGACTTCCATTACTCTCTGTGGCACTTGGAGTTACTCTAGTCCTAGCGGCCAATAAAGCATTGATTGCTATAGGGCTATTAAACTCTGGACTTACACTAACTCAATTTCTGACAGTAAGTTTAATCAGAGTACTCGGGACAATATCGGCGGCTATAGCTTTCCTAGCAACCCCTATAGGCTTGGCCGCAATTGCGCTTTCAGGGATACTCCTAATATTTACGGACTTGGAGAAGGCCCAACTTATTGCTGAAAAGGCACTTGCCTCTATAGCTAAAGCATTTATAGATACTTTGGTATTCATAGGTAAATCAGTGGCCTCCATACCTGTAGTGGGAGACATCTTAAACGAGAAACTTGGCCTAGACGGAATTATAGATAATTTTGAATTACTTTCAAAAGTTACAGGGGCGACAATTGCCGACCTAGGAAGACAGTTAGATGATATATCTAAGTTAAGAGTGGAAGAAGCCCTAGCAAAAGAGCTAGAGAAGCTACAAAAAAAAGTAGACTCTGGCGCAATTGACTCTCTTAAAGACTTAAACAGGGCATACTCCCAAGGAATAATA